TGCTGCGCGATTAGCACCGGCTGGCATTAAGACTGAGCCGATAGACGGCATCGACTACGCCCAAAGCTGCGATGAATTACTGGGAGCAATTTCATCTCAGCGGCTGGCTCACTCGGGACAAGATGAGCTGACTAAACAATGCCTATCCGCCGTCAAATTGCCTTTCGGTGATGGCGGATGGGTAATGGGTCGAAAAGTATCCAATGCGATTATCTGTGGAGCGGTTGCTTCGGCAATGGCAACACATTACGCCACAAAAGCAAATGATGGCGTCGATATAGTCATCTTGTAACACAAGCCCCATACAATAAAGGCTCAATGGGTGCTATCAGAGATTTCTTCTTTCCACAAATAACTGCGCAGACACCGCCAAAGTCCAGCGACGTGACTGCCGCGCTAACTCCCGTCCAGATCAGTGATTCCGTATATAACATTCTCGGCGGAGCGACAAATACGACTCGTCAGCTTGCAATGAGCGTTCCTTCAATTGCTCGCGCTAGAAATATCATCTGCGGAACGACTGGCTCATTACCTCTCGAGCAATATAACAAACTCACCGGCGAACACGTTGATCCATTGCGCGTCATCAATCAACCTGACCCGAGAGTTCCAGGATCACTTATCTATACTTGGCTCGCCGAAGATATTTGGCTTTATGGCGTTGGTTATGGACAAGTCCTTGAAATGTATTCTGCAACCGATGGCGGAAAAGTCCGCGCTTGGACTCGCGTTTCACCTGATCGAGTAACTGTTGATACAAATTTCCGTAACACAATGATTGAGTCATACAAAGTCGATGGAATGGATGTGCCAAATTCCGGAATTGGTTCAATTATTCGCTTTGATGGTTACGACGAAGGATTTTTACATCGCGCAGGCAAAACTGTTGCCGCTGCGGTCTATCTCGAGAACGCTGCAGTTAATTACGCCAAAGAACCTAATCCGTCGATGGTTCTTAAATCAAACGGAACAAATTTAACTGCTGAAAGAGTTTCATCGCTTCTCTCAGCCTGGAGAACTGCTCGTCAAACTCGTTCAACGGCTTTTCTTAATGCTGACGTTGATCTCAAAGAATTTGGTTATGATCCAAAATCATTACAACTCGCCGAAGCACGTCAATATGTCGCATTAGAATTGGCTCGAGCAGCTGGAATTCCAGCATACTTCCTGAGCGCCGAAACTACTTCGATGACCTACTCAAATTCAATTAGTGAGCGGCGCTCCTTGGTTGATTTCTCACTACGCCCATTATTGACTGCAATTGAAAAACGTCTATCAATGTCAGATTTCGTCCCAGCAACAACAATGGAAGTGCGTTTTGACTTGGACGACTTCCTGCGCGGCAACCCATTAGAACGTGCGCAGGTTTATGAAATCCTAAACCGCATCGGCGCAATGAGCGTTGAGCAAATCCAAGAAGAAGAGGACTTGATCCGATGAAGATCAATATGCCAATGACTGTCACGGCTGCGGACACAGTGAAACGCACCATTAGCGGCACAATTGTCACTTGGAACGAGCAGGGTAATACCTCTGTCGGCCCAACTGTTTTCGCTGCTGATTCAATTGAAATGAAGCCGGTTAAATTGCTCCTCGAGCACGACCGCACTCGACCAATTGGCAAGATGATGAGCCACGAAGTAACTGCCAATGGCATTGTGGCTACATTCAAGATTGCTAACACAATGGCCGGAGAAGATGCGTTGATTGAAGCCACCGAAGGATTGCGCGACGGATTCAGCGTTGGCGCACAGATAAACGAATGGACAAATAACAAGGGCGTAATGCAAATTACCTCAGCAACGCTTGATGAAGTTTCCCTCGTTACTGATCCTGCAATTGATTCCGCTCGAGTAAGCGAAGTCGCTGCTTCTGAGAATGAAGCATCTAAAGAAAATTCTGCTCCGGCAACCGCTGAAGCAGACAACCCAACCGAAGGAGAACAAGTGTCAGACACTACCGTTCCAGCTCCTGCCGAAGAAACGGTAGAAGCTGCCAAGGTGGAAACTGTTGCGGCATCACGCCCAGCGTTCTTCACCACTCCTCGCCTTGAATTCACAAAGGCGAAATATCTCGAGAATAGCGTTCGCGCTAAACTCGGCGATGATGCTGCACGTCAATATGTGATGGCTGCAGATGACACCACAAGCAACAACGCTGGTCTCATCCCAACACGTCAATTGACCGAGATCATCAATCCACTTTCCAACGCAGATCGCCCAGCCGTTGATTCGGTATCTCGCGGCGTTCTTCCAGATGCAGGAATGTCTTTCGAGATTCCGAAAATCACCGCAGTTCCAACAGTAGGCGAAGAAGCCGAAGCAGCTGCAATTGATGAGACAGGAATGACAAACGAATTCCTTTCAGTATCCGTTAAGAAGTATGCAGGCGGACAAACTTTTTCCGTTGAACTTCTCGATCGTTCCTCACCAGCGTTCTTTGATGAACTTGTTCGTCAAATGGAATACGCATACGCAAAGGCAACCGACGTTGCAGTTGTAACCGGCCTTATCGCTGGCGGAACTGACGGCGGGAACCGCACTCTTGATGCTGCTGGTCTTCTTGACTTCGTATCCGATGCTGGCGTTTCAATTTACGCTGGGACTCTCGGATTCGCCCAGAACATCATCGCATCTCCTCAGCAATGGGGCGCAATTCAGAACCTCGCTGATAACGGACGTCCGATTTATCAGAACTTGATTGGCAATATGAATCAAGGCGGAAATCTTTCCAGCACTTCAGCAGTTGGAAACCTTCTCGGCTTGAACTTCCGCGTTGATCGTAACCTTACAACAGGTTCAGGCGTTGGCGACAACACCATCATCGTTATCAACCCAGATGCATACACTTGGTATGAATCCTCACGTTTCCGTCTTCAGACAAACGTCGCACTTAATGGCCAAATCGAAGTTGCCTATTACGGCTACGGCGCATTGGCTACAAAGGTCGGCGCTGGTGCATACCGCTGGATGGTCGCGTAGTTAAATCCCTAAAAGTGACGGCCAGTCCGCTCCCGAGCTGGCCCGTCACCCTCTAGATCGAAAGGAAACGAGATGCCAACAATCGTCACGGCTACAGAGCTAAGGACCATTCTTGGCGTCTCGTCTTCTCTATATTCAGACGCTTATCTTGCCGACATTGTGGATGCGAGTGAGAATCTGGTCTTACCAATGCTCGTTACCTTTCAGAGCAAAGTCAATAAAGTATCTTTAGAAAATAACGTTGCTTATTTCTACACCGCAACAATTCACGAATTTACCGAAGGTCAATCGGTTGTCATCACAAGTGTCGGATCACCTTTTAACGGGACTCACACAGTCACAGATGATTTAATTGGCCCCTATGTATTTACCGCCGCCATCACAAATGCTGACATACTGGAAAAGAACATTATCCCAGCCGGAAACGCTGCGCTCTCTGGTGCATCAACCTATGTCGGAAATGCTAACGTCGAGGCTGCAGTTCTGGCTATTTCTGTCGAAATCTTCCAAGCCCGAACCGCTGCTGGTGGATCCATTGAAGGAATCGATTTCGCAGTAACACCTTACAGACTTTCCAAGAATCTTCTCGCCAAAGTAACTGGTCTTCTCGGGCCATATCTTGATACTGATGCGATGGTGGGTTAATGCCTGCCTCAACAGTTCTATCGTCTATTCGCACACCGCTAGCAACGGCAATCTCTGGCGTTTCGGCTAACGTTTATAGTTATGTGCCAGAGGCGGTTCAAGTTCCAGCCGTTATTCTCGTTCCAGATTCACCTTATCTCGAATTAAACACAATTAATGATTCAACGATTCACGCCAAGATAAATATGACAATTACTTGCGGAGTCGCTTATCTTTCCAATCCAGCATCACTCGATAATCTCGAGCAGCTGATATTTTCAGTTTTGGCAGTAATACCAGACGGCTACACAGTCGGCCCAGTAGAACGGCCATCGGTTACGCAAGTGGGTGCGGTCAATTTATTGGTCGCCGATATTCGCGTCTCCACCTATTACACACAAACTAACTAGGAGAAATAGTGGCAACCACAGTAATCACCGGTCGCGATATTTCGTTGTCTTTCACAGGTGGAACGGACATCGAAGCCCAAGCGACAAATGCTGTATTGACCAAGACCAATGTCCGCGAGACTTATCAAACTCTCGATGGCGAGGCTTACAAGACAGTCAATATCGAAGGCACATTCCAGCTCGATATGCTTGCAGACTGGGGCAAGGCTAACTCTGTATGCGAAGCACTTTGGGCGGCAGCAGAATCAGCACCAGATACGACAATCAGCGTCACTTTGACTGCTGCAACTGGCGCACAATTCGTTTTCCCAATCCTTCCAGAATTCCCTACCGCTGGCGGATCAGGAATCGACGCACAAACAGTTTCATTCACATTTAAGATTGCGAACGGAACTGTCACAGAGACCTTTAGTTAAGATCGGAGCATCGGGAGATGAAGTTAGCAATCACAATTAAATACACGAATGGCGAGGAAGTCACCTACAACGCTGGACTCCCAGAGTGGGCGAAGTGGGAACGCAAAACTGGCAAGTCCATATATTCCTTGAAAGATATATCGGCCTATCAGCAAGCGGACTTCCTCGACCTAGCCTATTTTGCGTATAAGCGCGAAGCGGCAGGCAAACCGACTAAATCTCAGGACGTCTGGGAGTTATCGGTCGAAGAAATGACGATTGGAGATGAAAGCCCAAAAGCTTCGAGTCCGGAAGCGTAAATCGACTTATTGTCGAGATAGCAATTGCGACCGGAATCCCAATGAGCGAATGGACTGACATCGATCAAGTCTTAACGGCGATAGATATATTGAAGGAGCGCAGCAGAGGTGGCAAATGAACCAATCGCCTATGATAAGCGCGAACTTCGTTCAATCATTACCGCTTTTAAGGCGATGGACGATGAAGCTGCTGATGCGGCTAAACGCGAAAGTTTTGCGTTGGCTCAATATGCCGCCAACGAGGTTAAAGCCTACGGAATCACAAGGACCTTCGGACAAGCCGTTGTCGATCGCATTACAACTGGCGTTAAAGTATCCAAGACATCGAAGGTCGGCGAGTTCTCTTATGGATTCGCGAGTCAGCGTTTCTCTGGTGGAGGATCTACTAAAGACCTCTGGGCGGGCTACGAATTCGGATCTAATCGTTATCGTCAGTTCCCTCGACGCACCCCCAGACAAGGCCGAGGCAATTCTGGCTATTTCATCTATCCGGCATTACGCAAGATTCAGCCTCAATTAATTGCGAAGTGGGAAGATGCGTTTTCTAAAATCATTGGAAAGTGGGACGACTAATGGCCGGAAGTAGAACCCTTAAGTTATCCATTCTTGCTGACGTTGATGATCTAAAAAAGAAGCTAGACACTGGAGCGAACGAGGTCGAAGGCTTTGGCGGTAAATTAGAAAAATTTGGTAAGGTCGCCGCCGCTGCTTTCGCCGCAGCTGCTGCCGCTGCTGCTGCTTATGCTGGCAAATTAGCCATCGAAGGCGTTAAAGCTGCTATCGAAGACGAAGCTGCGCAACTTCGATTGGCAAATGCTCTCAAGAACGTCACCGACGTCACCGATGCACAAATTAAATCTATTGAAGAACAAATCCTTAAAACTTCATTGGCTACTGGTGTGGCTGATGATGAATTACGCCCCGCGCTCCAACGATTGACTGTCGCCACCAGAGATGTCACAAAGTCGCAGGATCTTCTCAAACTTGCTTTAGATATTTCAGCCGCAACCGGTAAGGATGTCGAGACTGTCTCGAATGCACTTGCCAAAGCATATGAAGGCAATAATGGCGCACTCAGTCGGCTTGGCGTT